GTCGGAGCGCACAAAGTCCAGCTCGCCGGCTACGAGCAACTCTGGAACGAGAACCGCCCGGACATGAAGGTTCAGCGCCGCGGCATCGTCCGCATCGGCAAGGAATCCCCGGACGACTTCGAGGTCGCCTGGATGTTCTCAGCCGAGCCGTTCTGGAAGGTCTTCCAAGCGCGTCTCAACCTCCACTACGTCCAGCTCATGGCGAAGAAAGCCGCCTAATGAAACGCACCCGCCGGTTCGTCGTCCGAGAGCAGACCTTTGGTCTGGTCGTGGAGTTCTATTGTGGAACCCCGCAGTCATCGGCGATCCGGCGGTGTGCGAACATTCTCCAGCTCGACCCCAAAGACCCCGACAACCAGCCCGACGACAGTGACGCCGCCTGGGCGATGTGCTGCGGCAGCCAAGCGGTCGTTTGGATCGAAGATGCCGCGGACACCGGCAGCCTCGTCCATGAGCTGTATCACGTCGTGCAGGATTTCCTAAAGCACATCACCAGCAGCGACGAGGAAACCGGCGCTTACTTGATCCAATACCTTTTCCGAGAAGCCATCCGAAAAAACAAACCATGAAAAAAGGACTATACGCCAACATCCACGCCAAAAAAGCCCGCATCGCCGCTGGAAGCGGCGAGAAGATGCGCAAGCCCGGTTCCGCCGGCGCGCCCACCGCCAAAGCCTTCCGCGCATCCGCCAAGACTGCCAAAGCCCGCCGATGACCTTTACCCCGCTAGTCATCACCACCATCTGCTACGCCATCACTTCGGTGAGCTTTTGGCGCGAAGGAAACGCCGGTCTCGCCGTGGCCTTTGCCGGATACGCATTTGCCAACTTTGGGTTCCTGTGGATCTGCGTGAACGGACAGCCCTGACTTTATGGAGAAGTACAAAATTATGACGCCAGAGATTCAAGCCATCGACAACGAGATCATGCGCCTCAAGGGGCTGCGCGCATCCATGGTTGCCAAGGCCGCAAAGAAAAAAGCCGACGCCCTCTGCGCCGAGATGCGCAAGAAGAGGTCAGCAAAATGATTTACAACCTGCAGGCTCAATCGGGCTTTCGCCGGGATTCCATGTGGTGTGGTCCCGCGGCGCATGCCGTTATGCCCAGCCCCGCCGAGCGAAACGAGCGGGGCGCCTGCACATCTTTTGGCAGGGTGCTGAAAGCGGCAGACATAACATCTGTGCGGCTAGGTTCAGCCCAATGTGGTATCGCCCAGCCCTGCCTCACTTTGTCCGCCAACGCCTCTGCTTTCTTGCATGCGCAACATGGACCTGAATCAACAGGTTTCGCCCATGGGACGCCTTGGGAATGCGGAGCTATTTTGTTCGGGCAGCGCAGTAACACGGATGAGCGCCACATCGGGAGACAGAGGTTCGGCCTTAGTCTGAGAACGGTGGGCGCCACATCGAGGTCGGGAGGCATCCACGGTTTATCCGCCCGCATGGAGCTAAAATCCATGTCCCACTGGAGCCGCAACTTTGGCAACCCGTGCGCTGAAAAGGTGAGCGCTCACCGTTCCCGGCAATCTTTCTGAAATCTCAAATTTCAAATCTCCAATGATCCATGAGTTCGCCCGCCCCGTTCCCGTCAAGACCCCGCTCGGTCTCGGCTCGGTGTGGTATGTCGAATCGCAGGGAGCCTATTTCAACAACATCTACGCCGTGATCCTCGAGGACACCGGCGAGACGCGCTACATGCGCAGCGATCAGTTCGTCGTCTTGGAGAATCCCACGATGGACATCAAAAATTTGGGCGCTGGCACGGCTTAACAAAATCGGCCCTGGGGAGGGTCCGAGCGTCAACCAGCCAGCGCCCATTTTATTTCCGTGAACGAGCACCAGACACGCTTCAAGCCTACGCCGCACCCGGTCATGCAGCTAGATTACGATCTGCTGGACAAGCTGGGAGCTGAAAACGGCTGGCTATATCTCAAAACGCGCGAAGAGATGATCGCCCGCGAGGCATCAGACCCGTTTCGCTACGGCTACATCCCGCCGGTCTGGAAGCGCGCGTCTGAGCTGCTGGAAAAACACCGCGAAATTCTCGTCATGGGCGGAAACCGCAGTGGAAAGACCGAATGGGCGGCCAAGGAAGCCATAAAGACCATGTATTCCAAGCCCGGGGCCGTCATCTGGTGCTTTCAAACCACGGCGCCCAACTCAATTGAACTTCAGCAACCCCGCGTCTGGAAATATATGCCTCCCGAGTGGAGGAACGCCCGCAAGGGACAGGTCACAAACATCACCTACAGCGTCAAGGGTGGCTTTACCGAGGCAAAATTCGTCGCACCAAACCAATCGATCTGCATTTTTCGCAACTACGCACAAGATCCGAGCACGCTTGAGGGCGGCGAGATCGATTTTGCCTGGGCGGACGAGCTGGTTCCGCTTGATGTCCTCGAAACCCTCCGTTTTCGGTTGGTTGACCGCAACGGCAAGCTCGCCGTGACCTTCACGCCGGTCGAAGGCTGGTCGCCAACCGTGGCCGACTATTTGTCCGGTGCCAAGACCATCACCGATACCGACGCCGAGCTGCTCCCGCTCAAAAACGACAAAGGCGAGGTCTCCGGCTACGACAAAGTGCCCATTGAGCAGATCAATCCCAAGCAGCGCCCGATCCTTTACTTCCACACGCAAAGCAATCCCTGGGCCGGCTGGTCGCGGATGAAGAAGGAGCTGCAGTCCGAGACCAAAGAAAAAATCCTCTGCCGCGCTTACGGCGTCCCGACCAAAGCCATCAGCGGCCGGTTCCCGCTCTTCAACCCCAAGGTCCACGTCATCCGCCACAGCGATGTCCCGCAAGGCACCCGCTACCATTGGGTCGATCCGGCGAGCGGCAAAAACTGGGCGATGATTTGGACCGTCCACGATACGTCTGGCCGCATTGTGGTCTACCGCGAGTGGCCAGACCAAACGTCTTACATTGAGGGTATCGGTTACGCCGGCGAATGGGCGCTGCCGGACGGCAAGAAACTCGACGGCAAACCCGGCCCCGCGCAGCAAGACTTCGGATTCGGCCTCGAGCGCTACAAGGACGAGATTTTGCGCGTTGAAGGCGGCGAGGAAATCTTTGAGCGCTGGATGGACAGTCGCTACGGCAACGCCCGCACCCTCGGCAAGGAATCCCCGACGACCCTCATCGACGAAATGGCCGACCTCGGCATGCTCTTCACCGCAACTCCGGGCGACAGCATCGATGAGGGCGTGAGCATGATCAACGACGCCCTGTCATACAATCCCGAGAAGCCGGTGGACGCCCGCAACCAGCCGAAGCTGTATATCAGCGAGAACTGCAAAAATGTCATCTACGCTCTACAAACTTACACTGCGGCTGACGGTAAAAAGGGAGCAACCAAAGACTTCATCGATTTGCTTCGTTACGTTTGCCTATCCGATGCCATCAACGTCGAAGGCGACATCCTGCGACCAACCGGAGGAGGTAGCTACTGATGACCATGTCGCCGCCAGCCCCGCCCAGCCGCCTGCGCCCCGGTCGCCGCGGCAGTGACATCCCGCGCTGCGGCATCTGTGCCAAGCCGGTGCGCATCCAAGACATCCACGGCCACGACACCCACTACGGCCCCATCTGCTGGGAATGCGGCCCACATATGCAGAACGCCATCCACGCCCTAGAGATCATCGTCATGCGCCGCGGCTAATTCGCCATTCGCGAACAGCAAACACCTTATGTTCACAAAAACCAAAACCATCCCAACCGACCGCTACAACCCCGGCGACAACCACGACCCCAAAGGCGCCCTGTCCTTCACCCGCGAGCAAGCCCCGCCGGCCTTCCTCGCCGTGATGACCGAGCTGCAGGACCGCATCGCCGACACCTCCCTGCTCGTCTCAACAATGGCGACCGCCAAAGAACCCGGTTGGCTCGCCCACGCCAGCGGACAGCTCAACGCCCTCCTCGAGCTGTGGGACACCTTAGAGCAGCGCCGCGCCGAAGCCTCCCGCTTGGAGTAGGTTTCGCGCCGTAGTTCAAGCCACGTTATAGAAACAACCCTGTATTTGTAACGAAACCTGTAAAAAAAACACCCCTGTTTTTCTTACAGGTCGGCGCTCGCCGACCCGTCGTTAACCGACAGATTGTTGCAAAACGTATAACTCGGCGCGCGTTATCCTACGCTTTGTATCAAAAACACCGCACAAAAGGTGACAGAAAGTGCAATCACTTGTGCAGAACTATAGCCGATCCTATCCACGCCACACCTGCCAAATGTCTCCCGGCGACACAATCGAAGTATCGCCCAACGAGACTTTCCCGCTCTCTCTCAACCCTCATCTCTCAACCCTCAACTTTTTTGCTGGACATTTGTCCAGTAGCCGCTATACTGTATAGTATCAAAGTGGAGTCGTGCCCTCATGGCACATCGGTTTGATCGGACTGGCGGACGCACCGCCTGGCACTTCTTGAGGGTTTACTCATGGACGAAGGGAAAGCAGCTCCG